GAAATGGGACAAGGCTTTGTCGATGGCTACAATTGCGGTATTCGTGATGCAATGAGAATTGTGTATCGCACTCGTTATTTTGATTGGGATGACGATAGAGATTCTTGGAACATTGACCCAGCAATTGCAGGAGAAGCCTGGGATGATTTATACAACGGAAAATATTGACAGAAAAATCTGAGTTAAAAAGAATTGGGGCAAAGCCACATAAAAATTCTGGCAGAGGCATGAAAAAAGCTGACGGAACATTAGATAATTTTATTGTGGATGTAAAGGAATACTCTAAATCTTTTTCTGTTAGTCAAGATGTTTGGGCAAAAATTGTTACAGACACAATTAGGGTTGATCCAAACAAATCTCCAGTAATTATGCTTGTGTTAGGCGAAACTAAAAAGGTCAGGCTTGCTATAATAGAGTGGAGTGAGTTTGAGTATCTAAAAGAAAAGGCAGAGAATAATGAGTGAGAAAACGACGGTAGAGCTATTAAATGACATTGCAGGCTTTAGTGACATATCTGAATATATGCAAGATGAAGAACTAACAAAGGCACTAGCAATGGTTGCAAAAATAATTAGTAATCCAGACATTCCACCGGCAAAAGCACAATTGTTGCTATTACAATTACAGTCCTATTCTGTTAAATTTGCAATGCTTGCTACTTGGTATGCGAATGTCAAAAAAGATGAGAAGCCAAAGAAAAATGTTTATTATTCTGCCAGAGATGCAATAGATAGACTTTGCGATGCACTAAAATACATGATTAGAAGTGGACATTATGGTTAAAAAATTATTACAGAGTAGACTTAAAAAAACATTAGATAAAGGCAAAATAGATTTAGATGTTATCATTGAAAAGATAAATGATGGATATTTGGTTGGTAAAGAGCCAAAGGTAGTAAAGAAAAAAACATTTGCTCCATCTACCTTGGTTTATGGACATGGCATATGCCCTAGATATTGGTATCTAGCTTTTGACGGAACCATGTTTGAAGAGACTATCACCTCAAAGCAAGTAGCCAATATGGAGAGCGGTAGTAAGTCTCATGAAAGAATTCAGGCCGCAATTGAAAAAACAGGGGTAGTAAAGCAAAAAGAAGAAAAAATTAGTCACAATAACCCACCAATCTTTGGTGTTTTAGACCTCCTTGTTGAGATAAATGAAAATGACGTTATTGTAGAAATTAAGACGGTAGATGACATTGGATTTGATAGAATTAGACAGTATGGGAAACCAAGATCCTATCACGTTCTTCAGCTATTGATTTACATGAAGATTCTTGATTTAGGAACTGGGGCCGTTCTATATGAGAATAAGAATACTCACGAAATGATGGTCTTTCCCATAACAGTAACTCCAGAATATAAGGAATTTATAACTTATATGTTTGACTGGATGAGGGAAGTTTATTCTGCATGGCAAGAAAGAAAACTTCCAAAACGTCCATTCAAAACAAAGACGAAGGTATGCCAGTCATGCCCAGTTGTAAATACATGTTATCAACTTCCTGATGGAGATATATCCATAAAAAAGAGGAGAGACTTTGAATGACATTATTTTGTCGCTGGTGCGACAAAGATTTTACTCCAACATCTAAGAATCAAATATATTGTTCTATTCCTTGCAGAGAAGAGGCTGCAAGAGAAAAAATGATAATTAGAATAAAACAAGAAAGAATAAAAAAAAGAGTTGGTAAAGAAAGAAGATGTGCTGGCAATTGCGGTGCATTGTTGAGTATTTACAATGACTCAATTTATTGCGATCCATGTTCACAAAATAATAAAAAGATAGACAAATTTTTAAAAGAAATGAAGTATCTTTTTACTTATGAGAAAGAGTAAACTTTTTTTTAAAACGATTGGAATGCCAAATTTGATTATTGCAATAGATGCTTCTACTAATTCAATGGCCTTTTCTGTTTATGAAAATGAAAAATTAATTAAATACGGTAAAATAAAATTTAGTGGATACGATGCATATCACAAAGCTGGAGACGCCTGTAAAAAGTGCTTAGCATTCTTTAAAGAATTTAAAGTTGATGCCGTTGTAATAGAAAGTGCAATATATGCAAACTCTCCTAAAACAGCCATGCATTTGTCTTTAGTTCAAGGAGCAATACTAGGTGCTGCACAATTTTGTGGAATCAAAAAGATTGTATCCACATCTCCCGTTCAATGGCAAAATTGGATTGGTAATAAAAGACTGACAAACGAGGAAAAAGAAACAATACGAGCGGCAAATCCAAATAAATCTGGATCATGGTATAAATCTCAAGAAAGATTATTTAGAAAACAAAGAACAATAAGAATAGTAAACGATAAATTTAAAATTAAGATTGATGATGACGATGTAGGAGATGCCGTTGCACTAGGATGGTTTGCAATAACAAACTGGAATAAATTAATTGGGGAGCCACAGAATTCATGAAATTTTATCAAAATGAAATATGGCTAAGAAAAAGATATTTAATGGACAAAAAATCTCCTGAGGAAATAGCAAAGGAGTGCAAAGTATCTCTTGAGACGATATATGTGTATTTATCCAAGTTTAATCTTAGAAAATCTAAAAGGAAATATTGACAAGTACCCCGATTTTTGATAGAATGACACAATGAATAAAAAAAGAAACAATAATTATGTAAGCAAATTTATTACTATTCCTGAAATGTTGGTTGGCAGTAAGACCATAAAAAGAGGGGATACTATAAAAATTAAGGGTGAAAAGGGATGCCTTTATTCTTTTTGGGGGCTAACAACAAATCCTGACAATGGTATACAATGGGTTGACTGTTTTTATTTAAGAAAAACTCAATTATGTGGCCAGTATTCTTATGCAAAAGAAAGAGTGGTTGCAATGTCAAGAAAGAGGAAAATTGTCAACAGAACTTGATTTAGTAAAACATTTAGATTTGGTAAACAAGGTTGCTTCAGAATATTTAAAAGGTAGTGACCCCCTAGAAATATCAAATAGTCTTGATATTCCAAGAACAAAAGTTGTATCTTTGTTAGAAGACTGGCGATCTATGGCAGCTAGTAATGAGGCAATTCACTCAAGAGCAAGAGAGGCATTGGTTGGTGCAGACCAACACTATTCTTCTTTGATAAAAAAATCCTACGAAGTTATTGACTCTGCAGACATGGCTTCTAATCTAAATGCTAAAACAGCTGCTATTAAATTAATTGCAGACATTGAAGCAAAACGAATTGACATGTTGCAAAAAGCTGGATTGTTAGACAACAAAGAAATAGCAGAACAAATTGCTCAAATGGAACAAAAGCATGACATTCTAATTAGGATTTTAAAGGAAGTTGCCACTAAATATCCAGATGCAAGAGATGATATTATGAAGCGTCTATCAGAAATAAAAAACGAGGTAGTCATAATTGACGCTTGATCTTTCTGATTTTTTAGAGGCATTAGAAGACAATGTATTTGAAGAAACTCCTGTTGATGTAAAAACTTTTGTAACTAGTCCAGACTATCTAAATCAACCAGAGCTTTCTCGATATCAATATGTTTTAGTAGAATGCATGAGCCAAATATATAAAGAAAAAGAACTCATAAAACTTATGGGAGAAAAAGAGGGTAAAGAGCATTTTAAAAAATATACAAAAAACGAGGTTATTCTTATGCTTGGAAAGGGAAGCGGAAAAGATCATACCTCTACAATTGGTTGTGCATATTTAGTACATAAATTGCTTTGTTTAAAAGATCCTGCACAATATTTTGGTAAGCCATCAGGTGACGCTATTGATTTAATGAACGTAGCAGTTAACGCACAACAAGCTAAAAACGTTTTTTTTAAAGGTTTTAGGTCAAAAATTGAAAAGTCTCCTTGGTTTGCAGGTAAGTATGATGCAAAAATGGACAATATTGAGTTTAGCAAAGCAATTACAGTTTATTCAGGACATTCAGAAAGAGAATCTCATGAAGGTCTTAATCTTATCTTGGCTGTGCTTGATGAGATATCTGGTTTTGTAACTGAGTCTGCTACTGGTAACGACCAAGGTAAAACTGCGGACAATCTTTATCGTGCATTTCGTGGCTCAGTAGATTCTCGTTTTCCAGATTTTGGCAAAATCATTCTTCTCTCGTTTCCTAGATTTAAAGGAGACTTTATTTCAAA